AGTCTCTTCTGGGTGGAACTGCCACATATGTTACAGTTATAGATAAAAAAAGTTCTCATAAACGTATCGTAATCGATTATGACCACAGCAGTAATTTATAGTAATGGTAGTCAAGAGTGTGAACGTATAACAATGCTTCTTAGATCTCTTGGTGGAGAATTCCTAGAGTATAAACTTAATGTTCACTTCACTCAAAAATCATTTGAACAAGAGTTTGGAACAGAAGCAACATATCCACAAGTGTCGATCGGTTATGATCACATTGGAAGTATGAAAGAAACTCTCCAATATTTGAATGCTAAAGGACTTATCAATTGACATAAGACATGTATTGTGGTATACTCTTGATACTTGTAAGAGTATAGATGTCAAAAGAACTTGAAACGTTTACTATTATTATGACTGAAAAATTCAAAGAAAAAGATCCCTTTAAAGTAGGAATGCATTCAATTAAATTGAAGCATAATGATACTCAGTTTGAATGGGAAGTGACTCCCGAAGCAAGAAGGGCCCTGCTAGAACTTAATGCCATTCAATCAGTGGCTTGACAGGACATTTAGTTTACTCTATAATTATTGCACTAGGAACTTGAGACGTTCCAACCAAAGGTGCCCAGCGGTTCAGATATACTGAAACCCTGTAGTTGGGAATCAGCCCCCTTTGGATATTCGCGGTGGACCTGCGTCTTACTCCAGTGTAAACTGTCAGAATGTTGGGTTTAAATGCCCCATAGCAAGCATTCGGATAAGTGCATCGTCACGCGGAATTAATTCAGCGGTAGAATGTCAGCCTTCCAAGCTGAACGTCACCGGTTCGAATCCGGTATTCCGCTTCCGGGCAAATGGCGCAGCGGTAGCGCAGTAGATTTACATTCTATTGGTCGGGGGTTCGAATCCCTCTTTGCCCATATATATAAAGTAAAAAAATGAAAGGTTATTATTCAGTATTTAATCCACGAGATGAAAAGATTGCTGATTGTGGAAGTGAAAGAGATGCTCTTACTCTTATTGGTATGAGAAATCGTAGGTGGGATGGACATTATTATAAGTTCACTCCAGCATATGGTGATATTATTGATGTATCAGACAAGCGACTTCAACCAGCTTATCTTGAAATTGGTGGACAGCGGATACCAATTCAACAAAACTTACCTGTAAACTGTGCAGAACCATTTATACCAAATTTTCACGATTAGAATTTACCATGAAAAAACTTTTTACAACGCTGGTTGCTGCGGTGGCGGTTGCCCTACCTGCCCTTTCCGTCCGAGCAGACGACTCTAAAATCACCAAGGGTTATAACACTATGGATTCCATGGGGTGTATGCTAACTCGCGAATGTACAGATGGAGTCCAAGAAGTCGTTAGTCTTTTGGATATTTCTAGTGAGTATCCCAACACTGATGATTTTTATTTTGTTACTGATGAGTTTAACAACATCCTCTTCACTCTTCGTGAGATCGGAGTTGGGGTTTTTCTAGCACCATCAAAGTATTTTCCTCCAGGACATCGTGGTGTGTATCATACTGTAGGTAATAATCTTTTTCTGAATCGTGATTATATGGGAGAACCCGGTGTCTTAATGTCAGTTTTGAGACATGAAGGATGGCACGCTGCCCAAGATTGTATGGCAGGAACTATTAATAATAGTTTGGTTGCTATCATCAAACCCGAAGAAGAAGTTCCTGTATTGTGGCGTACACTGGCAGAGAGAACCTATCTCAAGTCTGCAGTGCCCTGGGAAGCAGAAGCAGGATGGGCTGGCAGAACAGCAGGTATGACTCAAGATGCTCTTGATGCTTGTGCCACTGGTAAAATGTGGGAAGTATATGAACCAACACCTTTGACTAAGAAGTGGTTGGTTGAAAACAATTACATCAAAGAATGAGGTTAAATGAATAAAAATGTTATCTGTACAATGCAAAGAATGTAATACGATTATAGTAAGCACAACAAAAACGCAGTGTTGTGGTTGTCCCAACATGATGAAAGTTACAAATGACTCGATTAGTGCGGTGGATTTAAGTAAAATATTGTTACTCAATCATGAAAACAATATAAAATATCAGGGTGTTCTGACAAAACATGATTTAGAATATCAAGAGAACCGACGTAAAAGAAAGGTTCGTAGACTCGACTTTGAGGAACGTTAATGATTAATTTAGATGCCAAGTATGAAAGTTACTTGCATACTAACAAATGCTTTCAGATCAATCAGCAATGTGAAAAAGTTATAGGGTATGGGTGGACTGATGACGGAACCAAGATTGATGGATACTATGTCTTGACAAATAACTATAAGTTATTCTATAATCTTAAAGAAGAGTTCCAACGAATGGAGGAACTAATTACAATAGGGAAGAGTGGCCGAGTGGTTTAAGGCAGTTGTCTTGAAAACAACCGTGTTAATAGCACCGGAGGTTCGAATCCTCTCTCTTCCGCCACGGGCATTAGCGCAGTTTGGTAGCGCGTTCCGTTTGGGGCGGAAAGGTCATAAGTTCAAATCTTATATGCCCGACTAGGGATGTAACATCCCATATATAAACTGAACCAGAAATTTGTTCAATGAAAATTTTTCTAGATACGGCAGACGTTGAAGCAATCAAAGAACGTCTTGATAGTGGTTTAATTGATGGAGTCACAACCAATCCAACACTAATCATGAAGAGTGGTGGAGATCCGGTTCAGACGATTAAAGAATTAGTAGACCTTGGAGTCCGTGATATTAGTGCGGAAATTGTAGCAGATACCCCAGATGAAATGGTAGAAGCTTCAAAAGAATACACTTCACTTGGTGATGCAGTTACAATTAAACTTCCTTGCACTCCAGAGGGTCTTAAAGCATGTAGAGAACTTGCATATAGAGGAGTTCGTGTTAATATTACTCTTGTTTTTTCAGTATCGCAAGCAATTCTTGCAGCAAAAGCAGGAGCAACCTATATCTCACCATTCGTTGGTAGAGTTGATGACCAAAGGTTTGGTGGATTAGAATTAATCGAGCGAATATGTAAACTTTTTAAAGAACAAATGGTTACAACCCAAGTGTTGACAGCATCTACACGTTCAGTTTATGATGTTGAAAGATCATTTATGTATGGAACAGATATTGTTACAATGCCAGTAGCAATTTTTGATAAGATGTATGACCACATGCTTACAAAAGCAGGAGTAGAGCAATTTAATAAGGACTGGGAGAAAGCATTGTCAAATGGAAATTGAGGTTTATACTGTAGAAGAATTTCAAGAACGATGGGATGAAATGATTGAAAGAGTTGAGGGTGGGGAGCATATAAAAATCGTGAATGACAGTGGTGAAACTGCAGTTATGGTTCCTATAGATGATCCGTTGTATCGTTTATATACGGACCACGACGAGGCATCCTGACCTCTTCTTTTGGGACTATCGCATATTGGTTAATGCCCTCTGCTTCCTGGAAGAAAATTGAAGAGGAAATTAAAAAGTGTGTTTTATTGTGTGCCAATTGTCATCGTAAAATACACAACAACTTACAATCGCTGGTTTAGCACTTCGGTAATTGCACCCTGCTCATAACAGGACAGAAACTGGTTCGACTCCAGTAACCAGCACTAGGACAGAAACTCTTCTGTCCATCTTGACTCATCAGAGTCAAACCTCTATAATAGACAAGTCAACACACAGAACAATGTCGATCACAGCAAAATTCAAGAAAGATGTTCAAACCCTTCGTGGTGCTGCAAATGGTGATTTTTATCTTGATGTAAAGAATCCGAAACTTTACAAAAAGGTACGTCGATATTATGAAACTAATGGTGTAGTATTCTCTGGAGATCCTCTGGATGATTATGATATTTTGATCGAGCAAATTTTTGCCGACCTTGAATCTGTTGAGGTTGCATGAAAATTCTTCTAGAACGTTTTCCATATCGTTATGTTGAAATGGGAATCCTAGACAATGGGTTCCCAGACTATCGTATTCAAAAAGCAGATAGTTATACTAAACGTTATCGTGACATGTATCTTCTTGACAATCAGATGCAACTTCTGACATGTATAGAAGACTATGATTACACTCGTTGGCTTGACCCGGCCAGAGTCCCTTGTTATAGAAAGGATAGTGTCAAAAGTAGTCAGGATCTAAATACATAAAAGACCCCGACTACTATGCCTTATAAGAGTGATCGTGACAAGAAGTATTATCACGAAAATCGTGACCGCTTCTTAAACAAACAGACAAAACAGCGACAGGAGAGGAAAGAGTTTCTTCTTGAAAATCTTGGTCACTCCTGTTCTGTCTGTGGTTCAACCGAGAAACTTGAGTTTGATCATATCAATCCATCCTTGAAAGAATCAAGACAATCTTTTCTCTCTATGGGTATTGAAACTATTAGATCTCAACTTGATAACATACAGGTTCTGTGTAAAGAGTGTCACAATAAGAAGAGTAACGCACAAAGAAAAGCAGCCTGGAAGTTATTTGTTGAACTCCCCCTTGAAGAGCAGGAAAGACTTATATCGTAAGCAGTTGTTGATTATAAATAATCGATAGTCAACAAGTGTAATTATGGCAACCAGAAGAACATCAACAGGTGCATCATCTACATCATCTACATCATCTACATCATCTACATACAAATCTGCCTTTGATAAAGAATGTGAGAAAAAGTTTGAAGAGATTGATGGTAGACTCGATGCATTAGAGTCAAAGTCACATACACCTTGTGGTGGTGGCAATAAGTCCGATTCTAAAGTAGAAGAAAGATTGGAAGCACTGATTTCTTTTCTTAAGAAAGAGCAGAATATTCCTCTCTGAGTCTTGGATAGACTAAAAAATATCCTGGTGGAGTCACCCCCCTAAAATGCCCGTGATGGAGACACGATAAAAACCCTGGTCGGTGAAGGATCCCCTTCAATCCCGAGAGTTTACAATTTCTCTTAAAAAATTGTTGGTGCGGATGGAGGAAACTCCCGCCCTGTTTCTTGCTTCAGGACAAAGAGCAAGTGGTGCGGCATGTATAGACCCTTATAAGGACCCTTGACAATAAGGGTCTTTTTTTGTATGATATATAGGAAGCAAATAATTTTTTTTATGTCTGAATATAAGAAGACAGCACTGGTATTGGGAGCTGGTGGATTTATTGGAAGTCATATGGTAAAACGTCTCAGGTCTGAGGGTTACTGGGTACGTGGTGTTGACCTGAAGCGTCCAGAATTTTCTTCTACAGAGGCAAATGAATTTGTTCAAGGTGATCTGAGAAATCGTAATTTTGTTGATAGAGCAATTCGATTTAAGGGTTATCAAGGTAACTTTTATAATTCTGTTCCTCAGCAATATGATCAAACTTTTGATGAGATCTATCAGTTCGCTGCTGATATGGGTGGTGCAGGTTTTGTTTTCACAGGTGAGAACGATGCAGACATTATGCACAACTCCTGTAGTATTAATTTGAATGTTCTTGAATCTCAAAAAGAACTGAATAAATATACCGTCAAAAATACCACCAAGATTTTCTATTCTGGATCTGCATGTATGTATCCAGAGTACAATCAAATGGACCCTAACAACCCAGATTGCCGTGAAGAATCAGCATATCCAGCAGACCCAGATTCGGAATATGGATGGGAGAAACTCTTTAGTGAGAGACTCTACCTCGCTTACAATCGCAATCATGGTATCCCTGTTCGTATTGCTCGGTATCATAACATTTTTGGTCCCGAAGGAACTTGGGACGGAGGAAGAGAGAAAGCTCCAGCTGCAATCTGCCGTAAAGTCGCTCGACTCCCGGAGGTCGGTGGAGGAATCGAAGTGTGGGGAGATGGTTTACAAACTCGTTCCTTCCTGTACATTGACGAATGCATTCAAGCAACTCGAAGATTGATGGACAGTGACTTCATGGGACCTGTGAATATTGGTTCGGAGGAGATGGTGACTATCAATCAACTGGTAGATATTACTGCAAAAGTTTCTGGTAAAGTAGTTCAGAAAATTCATAAAATGAATGCCCCAACTGGTGTTCGTGGTCGTAATTCAAATAACGATCTTATTCGTGAGAAACTTTGGTTCGATTATAGTCAAACTCTAGAAGAGGGTATCGCTAAAACTTATGATTGGATTAAGGGGCAAATTGTCAAATGAAGATATCAATTGCAATTCCAACTTGGGAGTGTTATGGTAGAGGTGCAGAGTATCTTAATGATCTTCTTAGAACTATTCAAATACAATCCCATAAAGATTTTGAGGTTTGTATTTCTGATCACAGTATAGATGATGAAGTTCTAAAAGAAGTCAAACAATTTGAAGACAAATTTGAGATTGTTTATGCTAAGAATGAAAATGATAGAGGTAATGGACCTGCAAACACAAACAAAGCAATTGAGATGTGTTCGGGAGATATTATCAAAGTTATGTTTCAAGACGACTTCTTTTATGACACTGAGTCATTAGAAAAAATTCACTCTGAATTTGAGAAGAATGATGACATGTGGTTAGTTAATGGTTGCAATCATACCAATGACGACGGATATAATTTTTATTGGGAAATGTATCCCAAATGGAATGATAATTTACTCAATGGTGTGAATACTATTAGTTCACCATCTGTTTTATCTTTTAGAAAAGAAGTTGATAGTAGGTTTGATGAAAATCTTGTTTACTTTATGGATTGTGAATTTTACTATGGAATGAATGAAAAGTATGGTAGACCAATATTTTTGAATGATGTCTTAATATCGAATAGAGTTGGAGATTATTCTGTAACGACAAATGTTTCACATAAGAATAGAGATTACTATGTAAATAAAGAAACAAAATACTGCAAGGAAAAGTATGGATTGTAAAGTTGAAGAATATAAAGATCCTTTTGATCATTGGATCATAGATCAGTTTTTCGATACCGATACTGCTAAGACACTATCAAATAGTTTTTTGGAATATAATAGTGATGAATGGTGGAACTATAATAATCCAATCGAAAACAAAAAAACAATTCAAGATTGGAGAAAGTTTCCTTTAGAAATCTATCAAACTTTTCAACATCTTTGTTCACAAGATTTTATTGGATTTCTTAAAGAGGTGACAGGTATTAAAAATCTATATCCCGACTATGGTTTACATGGTGGAGGACTTCATATTCATAATAGAGGTGGTAATCTTAATATCCATAAAGACTATTCCATACATCCAAAGTTAAAATTACAGAGAAAACTTAATCTTATAATTTACCTATCTGAAAATTGGAGTCCTGAGTGGGGAGGTGGATTACAATTCTGGTCTCATAACGATCAGAAAAACAAACCTGATCAATTAGTTAAAAATATTGACTGTTTGTTTAACAAGGCTGTATTGTTTGACACTACTCAAAATTCTTGGCATGGATTACCAAATCCTTTACAATGCCCAGAAGATAAGTACAGAAAAAGTATCGCAATCTATTACTTAACTGACGTTGATTATAATTGTGAGGAGAGATATCGAGCACAATTTGTACCTAGAAAGGATCAAGAAAATAATTCGGATATAATTGATTTGTGCAGAGAGAGATCTAAATTATGGAGATCCCATTTACTTGAATGATGTTTTGATTACAAACAGAGTACATCCAAATCAAATTTCAAGTACATATAATAAAAACATTCAAGACGAAATTGATTATTGTCTTGATAAGTATGCTACTATTATTGAGAGTTGAAAAAAATGCCTAGAAGTGACTACGAAGGAAAGGATCAGATTCGCAAATGGATTTCTGATGTAACACCAAAACATAATAAGATTTTAGATATTGCTGTTGGTGAAGGAACCTATCTCAACCTATTCAAGGGTCTTGAGAACCTTCAGGGATGTGAGTGGTATGGTATTGAAATCTGGGAACCTTGGGTTCCGAAGTATAAACTGAACGAAATCTACGATCAGTTTTATCTACAAGATGTAAGGACATTTGATTACAGTAAAGTTGGTCAAACTGATATTACCTTTGCTGGTGATGTTATCGAGCACATGAAAAAAGAAGAAGCACTTAAACTTGTTAATAATCTTTTAGAAATCTCAGATAATCTATACCTAAGTATTCCCATTATCTACATGCCTCAAGGTGCAGATGAAGGTAATCCTTATGAAGTTCATGTCAAACCCGATTGGTCACATGAAGAAGTAATGGAATCTTTTCCAAAAATTCAGGGATACTGGGGTGGACCTAAGATTGGAGTTTATCATTTGAAGCGATGAATATAGTTACTTGTTCTGATAAGAATTATATTCCTGGTGTTATTGCTCTTTATAACTCCTTGAAAAAAGTTCATGGGTCTGATTATGATTTTTATCTCTTAGCAGATGGAAAACCAGAAGACTTTAAAGTCTTTGAGGGTACTGATGTAAATGTATTATTCAACCAATCTTTAGACAAAAATCCAAAGGGTGGAGAGTGGAAAGAAGAATTGCCTTGCATGTATTCAAGAGTTCTTATTCCTAATATATTTGAAGAGAAGTATGAAAGAAGTTTATACTTGGACGCAGATACATTAGTGATTGGTGATATCTCTGAATTGGATAAAATTAAATTGAAGCATGAGATTGCTGCTTTACCTAACTCTGCATGTTTTAATACAAGCAAAGCAAAGAATAGTTATCAATTTGAGAAGTGGGATAGACCTGATAGAGAACTATTAAATTATGATAGTATAAATTCCGGTGTTATTCTCTTTAATAATAAAAGATGGGTTGAGAATGAAATGACTTCTAAGTTTATAGAAGTCATTAACGATACTAGAATCTCTGCTAAGTTTGTCGTTCAAGGTTATATGTCTATAATCTTAAAAGGTAATTTTGATTTTCTGGGTAAAAAATATAACAAATCATTATCCAGTGATGTATCATTCTTGAAAGATGACAATAGAATTGTCCATTATATTGGTGGTAGGAGATTAAAGAAACCCTGGGAATACGGGGAAACAAAACTTGGATATATAAACTATTGGAAACAAAATTATCTTGACGGAAAAATTTTATGAAAGTCTTAGTTACAGGTGGAATGGGATTCATCGGTCGTTATGTTGTTGAAGAACTTCTTACGAATGGACATACTCCTATCATATTTGATCACCACAGAAGATTAGCAAAAGAATATCCTGAAGGTGTGGAAGTTTTTCATGGGGACATTATGGATGACGTTGCTGTTACTGAAGCAATGGCACACTGTGAGTCTTGGATTCATTTAGCAGCTGTTCTTGGAACACAAGAAACAATTAAGAATCCAAGACCTGCTGCAAAATCAAATCTTGTAGGTGGTCTCAATATTCTAGAGGCAGCAGCACAATACAATCTTCCTGGAACGTATATTGCTGTTGGAAATCACTGGATGAACAATACTTATTCTATTACAAAGACAATGATTGAAAGATTCATTGACATGTATAACAGGAATAGGGGGACGAAGATTAATATTGTCCGTGTTGTTAATGCATATGGTCCAAGGCAACTTGCAGCAGAACCATATGGTTGTGGTAAGGTAAGAAAGATTACCCCTGCATTTGCTTGTAGGGCAATTTTGGGTCACCCCATTGAAGTTTATGGTGATGGCAAACAAGTCAGTGATATGGTTTATGTTGGTGATGTTGCCAAAGCACTTGTTAGAGCAACGGAGAAGGCAAAGGAAGGCGTGGTATTCCCCCGTGTTGTAGAGGTTGGCCCCACAGAAAATAAAACTGTCGGTGAGATTGCTGAACTTATCAATGAGATTGCTGGTGGTAAATCTGAGATTGTGAATTTACCAATGAGACCAGGTGAGAATGTTGGTGATAGAGTTACTGCAGATAACTCAACTCTTAGTCTTGTTGAAATGGATCCACTAGATCTAGTTCCTTTGAGAGAAGGTATGGAAAAAACAGTTGCTTATTTTGATCAATACTTAACGGAAACAAATCAAAAATGAACATTGAGTTGAAGGATATATCTGGAACTTTTCCCTCAGAACCATGTGTATTTGCTGCTTGTGATAGCAAATACTTTTTGGATCATGCATCTCCCTTTTGCAATTCTGCACACAAGGCAAATATGCCTTGCCATGTTCATATTGTAAATCCAAGTGAAGAAGTACTTAAGCAGTGTGAGATCTATAAGCAAAAGATCTCAACTCCACTGACCTTCACTTATAATTATATGGATATTCCAGAAGATTCTGATGCAATGAAGTGTACTTATGCATCCTTAAGGTTCTTTGTTCTTCCACATCTTCTGGAAAAAATTGAAAAGATCATGGTCCTTGACATTGATTGTATGGTCATGAAGAGTTTTATCTTTCCAGAAAAACCCTGTGGTCTTTTTGTGAGACAACCAGTAACTTATCTTACTGATTGGATTCGAGAGGGCACTAAGATTGCTGCTGGTATTGTTTACTTTGATAAGTCATACATTGATAAGACTAAGAAGTTGATTGAGATTATTAACTCTCTACCAAAGACTTGGTATGCAGATCAGGTAGCATTGAATAAACTTCTCACTGAGCATATCAATCACGAAGATGTATTTGTATTTAATGGTAACTTTATGGATTGGAACTTCATAGAAGGAACAGTTATCTGGACAGGAAAAGGTAAGAGTAAGTATGATAATCCAAAGTATGTTGCTATGAAACAAGCAATGTCATTATGATAAGAAATATCCATATTTGGTTGTGGGGTGTAGTTGCCGAGATAGAGTATGTTCTATACCCGTGGAAGAAAAAGAATCCCCCTCAGTGGGCAGTTGACAGATACAAACTTGATAATGGTATGGTGGAAAATATAGATAATGAGTACCTGTATTTTGATTGGTTAAAATCACAAGAACAAAAAATTCAAAAGATTGAAGAAAACATTATTTTTATTACAAAAGAACTGGGGGAATTGAAAAATGGCAAATGAACTGGTAGAAATCATTGAAAAATATAACATGAATGGTTTCCAAGGGAGCTACAGTTCTTCTGGAAAACATCTTGGTGGATGGGGAACTGATAAGAATGATTGGCATGGGTACTGTGATTATTATGTAGAAGCACTTACAAGATTTAAAGATAGTGAAGTTTCTGTATTGGAAATTGGAACTAACTATGGATGTTCTGCTATTTTATGGCACGACTTTCTCCCAAAATCTAAAATGCTTCTTCTTGATATTCAAGAGACTATGAATGCAAAGTGTTGGGAGATCATGGATAATGATCGATTTACATATGTTAACTGTGATGCCTATGATGAAGACACTCCTGAAGAAGTACGTGGGGTTGTTCCTGGTGGATTCGATATTATCTTCGATGATGGTCCACATACTGTAAAGTCTCAACAGGAATGTATTGAATACTATCTTCCAATGTTGAATGACAATGGAACTATGTTCATTGAAGATATCCAAAGTGTTGATGACTTTGATGAGTTGCAGAATACTTTTGATGAAGTAAAAGGAACTCTTCCTGGAAATTATTCATGTGAAAGAGTTGATCTGAGATATGTTAAAGATAGGTACGATGATTTAATTTTTGTTATTAATCGAGTTGATGAATGAAAAGTATAATTTTATGTACAATGACTAGGAATCATCTTAGGTTTTTGATTCCTATGATTGAAACTATATGTGATATGGGTCATGAAGTTTTATTGTATACAAATTTTGGTGAGATTGGAAATGATACCCTTTCATATAAAGTCAATGAGTTTTCTGAAAAGTATAAAAGGTTTTATGTTTTAGATTTACGTGATGAAGAAAGAGTAATAGATTATTCTAAAGGTGCTAACTCAATGTTAGTTACTTCAGGAACCAGTAACGTTTATCATAGTATTGATTATAATCTTTGCAAAAAAGTTAAGTGTAAGACCTTTGCAATACAACATGGAATATCTCAAGAGGGGATAACTCGACTACCAAAATATCATTTCAGTGCAGATAAAGTAATTGCATGGATTAAAGAAGAAAATCTTCATCCAGATGTTTCTACACCAAAAGAAAAATTTATTTTTGTAGGTGTTCCAGATCATTATTATGACAGTGATATGACTCCAATCGAGGATTCAAAAGTATTTTTCTTTACCAATGGATTTGATAAACCTAATGATCAGGACATTAAATTAGATACCAGTAAAGGTGAATGGAAGGGTATATATACTACAAAATGGAAAGAAGAAACCTGGGATAAGATTCTTACTTTGTCTCATGGTTCTTGTTATTTTGTGAGACATCCAACATGCAGTGGGGGAAAAATACATCCAAAACTTTCATATCTTCTCAAGAAGAAAAATATGCATCTGGTTGATAACACATGGTTATCAGAGAATAACATTAATAGATCTCAATTATATTCAATTGCATCAAAATATTATGTAACCTATCCATCAAGTTGTTGGGTTGATTGTATGCTAAATGATGTTGACTATGAAGTCTTTGTAGATTATAATTCTAACGTTGATATCTTATTTGAAGAGTCCCTATGTGGAATCAATAAGACAAATGAAATCTGTAATCTATTATTAGAATGAAGCAAGGAAAAGTGTGGGGTATGACGGAACTTATCTGTGCAAATCATGCATTGGAATTCCATCGTATCGATTTTAAAAAGGGTGGTGTTTGCTCAAAACACAAGCATAAGTTTAAATGGAATGGTTTTTATGTTGTTTCTGGTAAATTATTGATTCGTAACTGGAGGCACTGTCAGGATCTTCTTGATGAAACTATTCTTGGTCCTGGAGAATTCAATGCTGTTGAACCGGGATATTATCATCAGTTTGAAGCACTTGAAGATGGTCTTGCCTTTGAGATATACTGGGCAGAGTTTGACCATAATGATATTGAAAGAGAACATTTCGGATTTAATAGAAATCTAAAACCAGAAGGACGTGTAGAAGAGACATGATAGGTTTTAATCATCTTGGAAGACTGGGACAACTCGGTAATCAGATGTTCCAGTATGCGGCAACCAAAGGTATTGCTAGAAAATTAGGTGTTCCATATACCATACCAGATCATACTGAATCTATAAGGGATGCTCTCGGTAATAATTTGCACATCGAATTGTTTAAATGTTTTAATTTCAAACCAGAGAATACTGGATTGATTCCCTCTGATAAATTCTTATCGGAGGAAGGATTTCACTATCAGAATAAATTTTTTAATGCTGATAGGAGGAATGATTTTTCACTCTATGGTTTCTTTCAGACGGAGAAATACTTCAAACATATTGAGGATGAGATTCGTCAGGACTTCAAGTTTAACTCAACTATTCAAGGAGAGTGTGAACCTATTGTTGATGAAATATTTGATCAAGGTCCTATTGCTTTACACATTCGTAGGGGAGACTTTCTGATCAATAGTGGAAATCACCATAACCTTTCATTGGATTATTATGAGGAAGCACTAAGTAAGTTTGCTCCAGATCGGGAAGTGATTTTATTTTCTGATGATATATTCTGGGCTTGCTCTCAAGAACTATTCAAACCTGATAGATTCATTATGTCCGAGGGTAACAGTTCTTATCACGATCTTTATATGATGACTCAGTGTAGTGACTTTATTATTGCTAACTCTACTTTCTCATGGTGGGGTGCATGGTTAGGAAACACTGGTAGAGTGATTGCTCCCTATAAATGGTTTGGTCCTAATAATGCACACTTAAATACTCAAGACTTGTATCCTAAACACTGGGAGATTATTGATAATGGATAGAAATAAGGCTGTCTATAAGTTAAAAAACTTTGGTCCTGTTTATTGTATCAATTTGGATGATGCAGAGGATAGGTGGAATTGGATGGAAGACCAGTTTAAATACTGGGAAGTCGATAACTACACACGTATTGCAGCATACGATGGACGTGAGGATGATCTTGGATCTATCCTAAAAGGAAAGTATCCTGACATGATGTCATCACGAGAGATTGGATGTACAACCTCACACCTAAAAGCACTGAAGCATTACTTAGACACATCTGATTCTCCATATGCAATTATTATGGAAGATGATTGTGATCTTTCTGTTGCTAAGTATTGGAACTTCACATGGTCTGAAATCTATGGGCATTTCCCATATGACTGGGATGTAGTACAACTTGCAATTATTTGTACGGGTGATCTTCACGTTAAACTTCACAAGAGATTTGTGAATGACTTTTCAACTGCTTGTTATGCAATTTCTAGGTATCATGCAGAGAAACTTGTAAGGTTACATTGTAGAGGAAACTATTATAAGATTGATCATGGTGTCAAACCAAGACCAGTAGCAGATGATTTGGTTTACAACTCTGGCAATACCTTTGCGATTCCTCTTCTCCTTTACAAAGTTGAGTTTCCTTCTGCAATTCACCAAGATCATGTTCACATTTTCCACAAACAAAGTCATGATGGACTCTGGCATTTCTGGGAACAGAATGGAGCACGATTATCTGCTTCAGATATTATGAATTATGATCCATATCTTGGTCGCGTGACAGAAGGATCAAAACCAGTTGACAAAACTTAATGTTTACTATATAATTATGTTGTAATTCTTTACAAGAGTAAATGACTGTTACTACTGAAGACGGTGGACGCCAAAACATGTTTGCCAGTGAACCACAAATGTATATCTCTAAGACCGACGCAGAGCGTTACGGTTATGAGACATATGCAGAACGTGCAGAAAAAATGAATGGTCGCTTCGCAATGATGGGAATTATTGCTGGGTTTCTTTCATATGCAATCACAGGCAAATTCTTTTTTGGACTTGTATGACTAGTTACTTGACAATTGGACATTTTATCTTTACAATAACGAGCATTGCCTTCCTTGTATTGTTGGCATACTCTGTAGAAAATTTATCTGAAACTTACTAATGGAATTTAATGTTACTTTTCGTGCTCCTGACGGCACAGAAACAAATGTAACCTGTCAAGATGATCAGTATCTTCTTGATGCTGCTGAAGAGGGTGGTCTGGATCTAAATTATTCTTGTCGTGCAGGTGCTTGTTCATCTTGTGCAAGCAAGATCGTATCCGGCACAGTTGATCAAAGCGATCAATCTTTCTTGGATGATGATCAGATTGAAGAGGGGTTTGTTCTTACATGTGTAGCATATCCAACTTCTGATATTGTAATTGAAACCGAACAAGAGGAAAATCTTTACTGATGCACGGAAATCTTGAACCTGAAGATCGAGTATTGAGCACTTCATCTGTTTATGAAATGATCTCTTCTCTTATCCAAAAATATGAGTGGGAAGATGGTGATGATATCGTGGTTGAATCAGCAGGTGTTTCAATCTCTGGCATTGATGTTGGTGAGAACTACAATAAAAAGTGGCAATCACCAATTGGAACTCGTAAGTATAATAAGGATGCTTTCATTGTTATTAAAAACCTTTCGAAAAATCCATTTGAACCTTCTAAACCTATGGGTGACGAATTCAATCCTAAGCATACCTACGAACCAGTTAGCAAACGCAATGCCGAATCCCAATCAACTTTATGAAGATATGAAAAGACTTAATTCATTATATGAGGAACTCTGTTGGGACCATGATGATGAATTAGTCTTTACTCACGAAAACAACAAAGTCATTATTTACAATAAAACACAGGAGAAAAACAATGAACGAAAACGCAGAACGTATTAATGGTTGGGCAGCAATGCTCGGAATCGTAGCAGCAATGGGTGCATATGCCCTTACTGGCGACCTGATCCCTGGAATTTGGTAGATTTATTACGCAACTACTTATTTTTATAAATAATTAAAAGTAGTTGCGTAATACTATGTCTGGTAAAGGAAATCCAAAAGGAAATATTCCTTGGAATGCTGGAAGAAAAGGAACATACAAAAATGCTGAATATCATATTAAACCTAATGGTGAAGTATGGTCAATCAGGAAAAAGAGATGTTCTTTACTTGAAGGATGGATAACACAAAAAGGTTATCGTTCTTACAGCATAAATGGAAAGACAATTGAAGGACATAGATTAGTTGCTAAAAAGTATCTGCCAAATCCTGACAATAAAGAACAAGTAGATCACATCAATAGGGTTAGACACGATAATAGAGTGGAAAATCTTAGATGGGCTACAAGACAACAAAATTGTGAGAATAGAATATTTGGTGGAACTGAGCAACAAGCAATAGAATATTTACAAAGTTTAGGTTACACAATTACAAAGGAGAAACAAAATGAAAAATAAAATAATTCCCGGCATCTGGTGATGACAACCGAAACAATCCTACAGATTTTTTCGGTTATCGTAGTGGTGGGAGTTGTCTTTTGGTTATTGGATGACCCCCACGATGATGACGATACGCCAGACAAAGGCATGATGATTCCAGCATATCAGAGGGGCAATTAGTCTCTCTTTTTTTATAAATACTCAGGTATCAAATATTTCTAAAACCAGTGCTTGGAGATAAACCCAAAGCAAAGGTAGACGAGAAAGAAGACCACAGTGAAGATAAGAGTGAAGTTCTTGCTAATTTAGTGAAAGTAGTTGTACTCATATGGTCAGCATCTCTTCTCACTTTCAGTTACGTCAGACTTCCAAACGGTCAAAAGATTCTTGACTTTGACCCTACCTTTATTGCATCAGTCTTCTCTGGATCACTTGCTGCATTTGGATTATCTCCTGCCAAAAATGGCGGTTCTGTTTCTTTCAAACCAGTAGCAAAAAAAGAACCAGAAGTTGTTTCCGCAGTTGAACCTAAAAACCATGCAAAAACTGATTAACATCGTTGCCCTACTATCAGGACTGGTATCACTATCAGTCGTTGGTGGTGGGGTTTATCTGTATAAGAATGCAGATGTCCTCATCGAGGATGCTAGAGAAAAGGCTACTCAAGCAGCAGTAGAAGCAGTATCTGCCGCACTACCTAAGTTAGTTGAAGCTGCTATTCCAGATGTTCCAGAATTACCTAAAACAACTGGTCCTGCCATCCCATTCTGATCGTGTTTAAATCCAAGAAACCGACCGAGCAAGTTACCGAGCAAGTTACCGAGCAAGTACCGAGCAAGTCAAAATTTCCAATCAAAGGAATTGCAATCGGTATAGGTGTCTTGGTAGGAATTTCTCATATTGGATTGTTGGGATATGTTTTAAGACCACAAGAATCAATTCAACAACCCCCTGCATTTAATCTGCCTCAGGGTCCATATTCTTCTTACAAAATAAAAGTTGGTAAGGAAGGATATGAGATTGAGTATAAAGCAGATGACCCTAAAGTATTAACATCTGAAAGGTCTTCTGGTTTAGATAAAACTAAAAAAGGATTTCTTGGTGGAGGTTCTGAAAAGAGAACTGAATATCGTCGTGATGAATTTACCAGAGAAGGTGCCCGTAATACCGGTGCAGGAGGTGCTGTTGAAGACAGCAAGGGAAAGTCTGCAAAAGAGATAGAGTGTATCGTGGCGGACGCTGGCGCACGATCACAAGGTGCGACGGTGGGTAGTGCTCTTGCTACTGGTCTTGCCGTTCCTGCTCTTTCTAGTATCCCTTATGTTGGATTCTTAGCAGGTGGTTGGGCATTACTATTGGGAAATAAAGCAGGATCAGAACTCGGTTCGCAAGTTGGATCTGTATTTAACGATTGTTGACTTTCTTTTAATAAGGTAATACTTAATTAAAAGTTGGTCAGAGATGTTAAATAATATAAACCTTGGAGGTTATTATGTCTCAATCTGCTTATCGTAAGAAAATGAAGAAAGATGCTTCCGATCAATTCTTTCTTTATGTTGCTTTTCATTCTGCTTTGACTGCTGTTATGAGTTTCTTTAAAGAATAATGGAAATAAAACCAATTGGTATTGCTGATATTAATATCAATGTTCGTAGATTGAATATTCCAGATGCGAATGTTTTTGATGTAGGCACACCTTCAACTGCGATACCAGTTGCACCTCCTGTTGTATTAAATCTTGGCACTCCGGTTGTTGATCTTCCGGGGTGTGTGGAATCTAATAAAGAAAGAAACCCAAAAAACACATCCTTACTCGAAGATGACCAAAGAGGAACTCTTACGCTGTGCGATTCTGGCGTCCCTAGTTTTAATCCTATTCAGTTTGAACCACTTCAGGTAATTCCTACGGTTCCTTCTGGGGTTAAGACAGAGCAACCTAAAAAACCTGAACCCCCAGTTACACCTCCGACTCCTTCAATACCTAGAGTTCCATCACCTGAACCAGAGGTTGCTTGTCCCACACCAGCACAACTGATACAAGAACCTGTGGGAACTTTTATTGATGGATTTAGAAAGGAAGTTACGGGATATCAACTCATAGGAAATCAGTGTGTTCAAATTACAGAATCCGTTCCTATTCCAAAACAAATTGTTGCGGGACTTCCAAGTGCTGGTGCAGTAGTGACTACTGGGGGCATTGCTGCTGTAGCAACAACATCAGCACTTGCAGCAAAACCGCTGGTTGACTTACTTTTGAAAGCAGTCAAACCAGCGGTGAAGAAAGTATTGAAAAAGGTTGCAGCAATCCGAGGAAAGAAACCTCCTATTTTATCTTCATGGGAGCGCCGAGCAGAGCAGCGTCAGATGAATCACGCTGTGAAGGAATTGCGTTCGGTTTTCCCGAGACGGAAGAAGAAGGAATAGAATGAACGTGTGGTGCAATAAAGTTTTTATTTACAACAAGTACATCTGAACATACAGAATAGTATGGTGATTTTGGACTAAACATGATACCTTTTTGCATCAGTTCACCGCAGTTTTTCAGTCTAGCAATCTCAAAGTCTAATCTTTTATTCGCATTAGTCTGTTGTAGTAACGCAATGTTAGCAGCAGCTGCTTCTTTACATTGGTCTTGTAGTTTTTTATCTAGTGGTTGAGACCAAGTAACAGAGAAACCAGCACTGATACTATAGTTATCCTTCTGTCCCGTTCTTGATTTCTTTGTAAAAAGAACTTTACCGGG